ACTGCGAAATCCTCTTTTTTGAGTTAGTATGTTTACAAATGAATACATTGTTTATTATAGGTTCAATATTTGGGATTTGAATTCATTTATTGGGATTTTTAATACCGATTTTGAATAAGACTATGAATTATCCAAACGAAAAAGAATTTACGCCGCGTCTTGAATGGGTGTTGGCTGACAGAAAAATAACGCCGTGGGCTAAAAAATTGGGCTTATCATCGGGTACGGCCGCACGATTATTAAGTAACGTGGTGCCAGGTACCGACATTCTAACGGCTATCATGCGCACTGAGCATGTAAACCTGAATTGGTTGTTGGAAGGGAAAGGTTCGCCGTTCATGTTAGATAGCTATACGAATGCAGACGCCTTCGAAAATATGTTATCTATTCACGCACAAGACGCCCAATACACTGCATATCTATCCGTTGATATGCAAAGCAGTATGGCTTCTGTTGTGTTAGTACAGCCAGCCACGTTCGAATTCAAAAACAAGTCAATTGAATATCAGCAGATAGAAACACTCTATGGCCCGTGCAGAAACCCGTTGGCATTATCCGAGGCATTAAAGGGGTGTGACATTCACAGTTTCAGTTTAACGCAACTTGATGCAATGGCATTTAGCCGTGGTCAGTTCGGTACCTATAAGCTACTGGGCGACGACAAGCACAAGGGATTGGTAAGTAAATCTGGCGTAGACCTAATGGTGCAGGATGGTAAGAGTTTTTACTTTACTGACGTTAAACGTTGGGAATGTGACAATAAATCATCTATGGAATGTCTTAAAGCTAAAAACTACACTTTTACCATTGACGATAAATTGGAAGTACTCAATATGGTGATCATGTACGCCGAAGAGCATCATATTGCAGATAAACTGGATAAAGCCACGAAAATGGAAGTGGTAGAAACGCTGGAAGAAATGCATAAGCCCGCATCTGAACTTACTCCCACTGAAATAGAGTTCGCGCTACGGGCCAGTGTTCACTAAGCCCTTTTTTGTGGCCTTTGCCCAAACCACCAAAAGAATATAGTGGTGGCGATGTACGCCACCATTCGCCAAATCTCCATTGCGGCCGCTAAACGAACGTCTTCACCCAGTCCGTCGACCGATTCAACCAGCGCATTGGCTTCTACCAAAATAATAGTTATTGCAACAGCTACGTAAACCGTTAATGAAGGTCGTACTAGCCCCCGTATCACATCAACTATACCAAGTAAGCCAATAATCCATGTTGGAGCCCCGTTCTCTGGCATGTATTGGCGCTTGTCGTGTTCGTAGCTTACGGTTTGCATGGCATAAGCGTTGCTGTCAGCTTGGGCGCTAGCTTCTTGCTGAAGAATACGCAGATTCGCGGTAGACTCTAGTTCTACCATCTTAGCGTCGTGTGCCAGGCGCACATTCTCTTGTTTAATATCCAATGCCCGGGTTTTGTATTGAAACAAGCTTTGCACTGCAGAGCCTAAAATACCCGTTGCCCCACCACCTACTACCGCCATTAATGCGTCACCTATCCACTCAATCATGCTGTTTCTCCCAAGCATTGATAATTGTTATGCGTGCTGGTTTGCCAGCAAGAATGTTGTTGAAGTCGCCTATTGCCCTGCGTGTATCGAAAATGGCGCGTTGGTTTTGGTAGGTACCGACGCGGTAACCCATTAATACACAGCCTAGAACGCTCGTCTTAAAGCCTTTTTCTTTGTTGCCGGCAAACGTGCCAGCATGAGCGAGAATACCGCTTCGTTCTGGCACATCTTCAATAAGATAAAGGTGTGAGCGGCCACCAATTGGTTTACGTGTTTTCACCAAACGCATTGAGTACGTGCCTGCAGTAATGCAGCTAAGATTGGGTAAGTTATTGCGCCACGGCAATTCAAGAGTGTGTGCAGACCAGGGGCCAATGTAGATATTGCCTGGTGTACCTTGGTCGTCGGTCTCGTGCCGTATTAGCTGAATATTCAAAATTTCAACTCTACTTTGACCAGGCGATCGTTAATGTCTTTGTTCACCAGCTGCTGTTCACGCATCTGCGTTTTGACTTCTTCAAGCTGGCGGCGCCATATTTCTTGATCACGCGCTGCGTCTTCGGTGGTATAGCGTTTTTGATTAACCAGATTAAAGGTGGTGATAATTGGCCCAATGCTAGCTTTAAGCTCGGCCATTTGAATATTGAGTTTTTTAACTTCTTCCTGCAGCTGATTGTCTTTTGACTGAATATCTTCAAACACAAAGTTACTCAGGAAAATTAATAACGACAGTATTAACGTTCCCGAGTTGTGATAGAACCAATTTGTAGGCCCTGTTTTGTCTATGTCTGCCATTACCTTACCTGTTTAAATAACGTAGAAGTTAACAGGTTGCATTTTGACAATTGAACACGCGCAGTGTTAGGGCAATAGTGGCGTCTATTTTATCTTCACAGACGTAACAGCTTCGCGACCTCGGCCCCAATCAATGTGCTTTATTCCTCGTAGTTCAGCCCACTGACGAATAGCGACTTTTATAGGCGGCGATAGGTTACCGTGCCCTAGGTACACGGTAACGCCATCTATCCCTTCAGATTGAGCAATAAATTTAAACACGCCCTCTGGTGATTTCAGTCGCACAATCCTTGCTGTTATGTATTCTTCAACTTCAATATCGTTCAACTGCGTTACCTGATAAGACATGCTTATGCCCCCATTAACCTTGCTTTCTGAAATAAGACGCTTTCTGATATGGCTCTATGACTTTGGCTGTCATTACAAGACCGTCTTTATCGTCGGTGACATACAGCACGAATGTCAGTGTCAAATTACCGTTTTCATCCGTTTGCAAATCACCAATTCTGGCGGCGATAACGTCACCACGTATCATGTAAGGGTCGTCGACAGAGCTTATTTTTGACGTTGGTGTGGATATGACTTCGACAGCATGTACACCTGGTTGGTCAAACAAAAAGTAACCCTCTGCAGAGGTTTGTATTCCATCGCTTGGGGTAACTTGGAAGCGGAACGCTTCTCGGTTAGAGCGCCCTTCAAATGCTTGCACCGAACCATCGTTAACCACAGTCCATTGACGTGTATCCAATAGTTTAAGCATTTCGCTAACAGCGAACGCGGCAACATCGATGTTCACGGTACCAGGACTACTTTCTGCACCTTCATCGTCAACAGTAATCAGCTGAAACGTTAAGCGCTGCGCGGTTGTTTTACTGGGAGACTTAGCCGTAGGCCGTGCAGGGTCGTCTAGGTTAAGCGTTACTGTATCACCAGCGGTTTGCGTCCAGCGGTATTCAATTATAGTGCCGTCAGTATCTTGCGAACCCGTACCATCGAGCGTGAATTGCGTTGCTGCAGCTACCGATTGGTCGGGGCCAGCGTTTGCGGTTGGGGGTTGGTTTACGGGTTCTGCTGAAGTTGATAAGCCAGAAAAGCTATCAGCAATCGCTATTGATATATTTTCAGCCCAAATATCTTGCCCAGCATAATTTAGGTGTGAAATATCGGAGTAATAGTCGCTAGACCAGACACCAATACGGTCATCACTGTTTAAGTCATAACGAGCATCTATTGATGCCTCAGTGTTTGACATTATCCAGTCATTTACTGCCACGCGGGTAGCTTCAATTTGTGCTGTCGATGTATCGCGAGGCGGGATTGTCGAGATAATTACAAAGTAACCTAACGCCTTTGCTCTTTCTGCTAAGTCAGTAAGGCTTGCAATAATTGCGCTGGAAGTCCTACCCAATCGACAATCGTTAATTCCGAATCCGTTTAACACGTAAACATTAAATTCTTTAGTGTCATCGTAAGCAGGAACAACATTAGTATTAAATGTACCTTGCGCATCTGATGTTTGTTGGCCGCCTACACCGAAATTGCTAAACGTTGGTGTTGGCGTGAGTAAGTCATTAACTCGATTTGGCACGGGTAAAACAGGGTCTGAGCCTGTACCAAATGTACGACTATCACCATCCCATACAATATTGTATGTACCAGTTACAACGCCCTGCTGAACTGAAACCGTCACTAGATCGGTATCAGTGCTAGCACCGTTTGAAACTTCAAGTTGAAAAATGAAATCTTCTGTAATGTCTGGTGCATCAAAGTTAGCGATAGCGTTGTTGGCGTTCCCGATGATAACCGTAGGTGAGGCAGGGCTAACTTGCGTCCACGTATAAGTTGTTATTGGATCGCCTGTACTAGTCGAGGCTGAACCATCTAATATAACGGGGTCGTTTGGCTCTGCGTTTAGATTAGGGCCAGCGTTAGCCGTTACCGTTCCAGACCCTTGTGAATACTCAACGAAACTATAAGTTGCTTGCGGCGTAGTAAATGTTGCATCGTTCGTTCCGTCAGGCTGATTTTGGTCAGCAAACTTGCTTGATGTAGCGATATAACTCCTGTCATCCGCACCATTTATCATTTCTAAATAATACAAATCCATAGTGGCGCTTGGGAAGCTACTGACGCTATTAAAGCCAATAGCGTCAAGCGTAACAGTGCCTGTGTCTGTGCCTGTTGCAACGGTCGTGCCTCCAACTTTAACGGTTACATTGTTTGTTGCTGTTCCTTGTCGCTTGATTTCTAAATCCATGTATTGATTGAGCGTTACTGCATGCCCTGTAAACAATGCTGCGCTTGGCTTTACAACTAACTCACCAGTGTCGAAAACCGCGATATAGCTGCTTGATGCGCTAGATAGGCCTAAAAGCAAATCTTCAAACGATTTAAAATCTACACCCGCCCTAATTGTGAAATCACCTGTCGCTTGCCATGCTGGAATTGAGGCACCGGCGTTGACCATTCTGAGTAAATTTGCCATTACTTATCTCTCTAAATTGTAATTGAAATTGTGTTAGACCATGCGCCGATTAGCGCACCGTTTAGGCAACGGCATCTGATCTCGTATGTGCCTGAAGAAAAAGAAAGGGTTCGTCTAAATGCGCCGATGACACCAGGTAAGCCAACTTTGGGGACATTTAAAGTAGACCAAGTCGAACCGCCATTGGTTGACACTTCAAATTGCATATCGGTCATAGCAAAACGGTTCAAATCATCTAGTGTTGGGTAGGTTTTTAAAACCTCTACAGAGTTCCGATTTGGACCTAGAACGCCTCGCCCTTCAAAGTAAAATGTTTCGTCTTTATGCTGGCTAACAAGTTGCTCTTTAGTGATACAGCGTTGGCCGTCTACCATACAGTTCCATATTTCTATAATTGCAGGGCTGTGAGTAGGCGAGAACACTTCACGAGTACCGTAGTCTTGCTCAAACTCAGTATTCGTTACTAATGCTTTGCCATGTTTGTGCGTTCTAAGCATCTTGCACGCGCCGAAGTAGTAAGCGTTGTTAACTTCAACGTTCTTTTTAAGGTCTGTTACTGCATCAGAACCGGCACGCAAATCTGCATTGTAAATGTGAGCACTGTATAAGTAGCTTTCTTCGCCATCGTAAGCGCCGTTTACAACAATCGGATCGGAGTTGCCGAACTGAGCAGTATAGTCACCAAGATTTGAAGGTAACCCCAAATCAATTTCTAAGTTTCCAAGCTGCTGTATTTTGGCGTATGGGGTGTATAAATCGACTTGAATGCCAACTTGCCAGGTGTCACTTGCACCAGTGTAACCACCTGTGCATTCAAAACCGTCTACCTCGACTGACTCGGCACCATAGAGGCTTATGCCTTTACGCTTACCTGAACACCATACGTTTTCAAACAAATAGCTTTTTGTTTCGTCTTTGCGGTAATAGCCAGATTGCGCATCATAGTCGAGTTCTTGGTTTTGAATGTGAATGTCTGCGGTGTAGGTATCTCGCAGGCGGGAGGCTGGAATGATTTTCCATTTAAGTGTTGCTTCGTTGCCATTAACTGAACCGCTTAAAGTTGGTACCGCTGGCGTTTCTGTTCTTAGTAGCTTGCGAACGTAAATATTTTGAACGTTGCCTTTGTAGCCGCTAGCTGTAACTTGAACCTGTGTTGCATTTGCTGGCGCACGAATAAGCCATACTTCTGTGCCTTCAATGCCATGGCTGTATTGGCCTATGGCAGTACCAATTTTAGGCGTAACCGAACCGCTTTCCTTATCTACCAACTTCAGTGATATTTGATAAACTTCACCCACCTCAAAGTTGTAGTTTGCGCTTAGCGGGTTACTTGTGCCTGCAGCGTAGTAGTTAACGCCACTCTTAGACCAACCAGAACCACTAAAACCATCGGGCTGCACAACTTTTGCGCCCACTTCTTGTGAAGGCAGTATTTCAAAAGTATGCATGTAGATAAGTGTTTCAGTTGAATACCTGAAATAATCAGTACCTATTTCCCCCGGGTCTAAATGAAGCCACGCTTCGCCAGGTATGTACCGTAAAGAGCCATCGCGAGTAGGGGCAATTCTTGCGCCGCTAGGTAACGTAATTACACTTTCAAATGGACGCTGAGAACCTTGAACAGCAATAGCGTTAGCCATTTCAGGAATATGCATGTAAGGAAGTGATAGCGCTTTGTTTGCGTATACGGGAATAACATTAGGTGTCACAGAGGCTTTAACGCCCCTCCATGACTCACCCTCAGTTAGCTGAATAGTTTCGTTATAAAGCACGCCGTTTAGCGTTACATTGTTTAAAACTACTGTGCATGGACCTAGTGCTGACAGGAACGGTAGTGGCAAGTGGGCGCGATAATCTCCGCCATTAATAGTAACCGTAGCGTTAGGGCCAATAACGACTACACCTAACCCGCCTGTCTCGTCCAAATTACAGCCGCAATTATTCAGTTCACCATCTTTGTGAAAGTAGTAAGCAAAGCTTTGCCCCGCAAGTTGTCGCGTCCAACTCACCATACAATCACGAGCGGTAGACACTTCTGAAAACTCGATACCTGCCCCGTCACGCGTAGAATGCAGCCCTTTAACATCAACTTCGCAATCGAACTTAAAGCCGTTACCGCTAAAACCTACAGTGTGTACTTCACGAACAATTGCCTTTGCGCCCTGCTCTATCTCTAACCCGTATAGAAGTGTTCCGTTTTCGCTGAACTCATGGTTATCATTAGTTATCGTGCCGCCGATCACTTCCATTTCTGAATGACCAGCGCGAATAACGATACCGCAATCACCCGTACCGGTAACATCAAAATCTTGGGTAGAAACGTTACTTGAACCTATCGGGATATCGAGCGCTTTAAATATCGTATTGATAAACGTGAGTTTGCGTAAAATCCAGTCGAACATAGCGTAGCCTTGAGTATCTATGAGGCCAGCGTTGCTTAATAAAGCACCGTGAACTTCCCCGCCTCTGTTATCTGCGTTCAGTTTCAATACTGGGTCTGAGTCTTTAACCTTTAACCCAAAAAACCTATGGTAATCGGCATCAAGAATGATGAAATCACCAGACACGTTTTGCATCCATGGACTGTGATTTTCTAAGTTGGTATCTATTTCACGCTCACCTACCTGCAGACCGAAATAGAAAGAGAGCGGATTGCCATCACGGCCTTTATCAATTTTTAAATTCCACGGCAATGTGCGAGGCGTCCAATCTCTTACTTGACTTGGGTGTGCACCTATATAGAAATTATCACCAGGGTCTATTCGGTAGCTCGGATCATCTTCGTCACTGTCGCTAAAAGTGCGACGATAAACACGCGCCAAGTCTTGCGCTGGGTTGCACTCTGCCCACTCTTGACCATCCGTCCATCCAGAAACATCAAGTAAATTGACATCAAACAATCTATCCATAATGTGGAATTCTCATTTTTATTGACTCAACGGTGAGTGCGGCGGTGACTGATGAACCAGCACGTTTGAAATAAATTCGCTCGTCAGTAATGAAGCGTGCAGGGCCTTGGAAATAAACTTTATTGGGGTCTGTGTTTGAAACAGTTAAGGCCAACGTTCCGGCGATGTAAGAAACATTTAACACCATTTCAAATTGATATTCGTCATAGCCATCACCAAAGAAACGAAGCGCATCGGTACTGCCTGTCGCTTCGGTCACCGTAAACACACGCGGGTTATTAGCGTCTTGCGCCCAGCTAGCACCAATACTGTGTAGGTTCTCAGGGAACATATCTTCGCTGTACCAATAGCCATCAGCCTTTTGATAGAACGCTCTGAAGGGTGAACGCAAAGTGCCAAATGCAGTATCAAACTTGGCGTTTAATGAGCCAACATCAGACTGGTTTACATCGAACTGATGCCATCCGCTATCTAGCTCGATGTACTCAATAATTCCTTCGAAGTACTCGCTGTTGAACTCACCAATTTTATAAAGGTTCGTTACGCTGGTTTCGTACTCATGCCATTGGTGATTAGCCAGCGTGGGGTTGTTGGGCAACCCTAAACCGCCCGTTCCCATCGGGTAGACACGCATTTTGATATTGCCGGTGTACGAACTGTTATTATTAAAGCGCAGTATCAAACCACGATAAAAAATTGGGAACGAACGACTAGCAATAGTCGTAGGTATGGTGAACCATCTATCGGTTAACGCTATATGAACTTCCCCACGCACGTCATCAAACCGAATCATACGTTTATTGTTAGGTGATTCAGTTGGGCGTACTTCGGTGCTTTTTAAAGTAGGGTAATCAGTCAGTATTTGACTAATACTCGGTTCGCGTTTTAACGGTGGGCTCAGCGCCTGCGTTCTTTTGTTATCTGTGTCGATATCATCGGGCAGCTGCTCGACAGACACCTTGCCGCCAATTTCAGGGAAATTAGGGAAACGCTTTGCTGTCTCGGGGAGCACTTCATTTATATCACCCTGTACTTGCACCCAAGTTGGCCATTGCGTAGCGGTAACAGGGGGATCGACAATCATTGAAAAGCTAATTTCACCTACGGTACCAGGGCCGTTACCGTACGCTTCAGCTAAACCATTTTGAGCTTCTGTTAGAGACGTCATGGCGCTTAGCAGTGCATCGTTCTGACCAAGTGGTATGAGCGCCGCGCTTTTCTCTACAATATCATCGCCAATGTAAGCAATAGATAGCGTTAAGGTGCGATTAACTGTATCGCCGCTTATCACAACCCGAGGTCTGTCACCAGCTACAACAATTACGCTTCCAGGCACCACCGAAAAGTTAGAATCATTGGTGTTTATCTGTACCAGGTTACTATTGTTTGTCAGCGTTACGCTTGGGAACTCTCTCACTGCGCTCATGAAGGCCGCTCCTCAACGCTGATAAGATTAAGGTTTTGCGTCAGGATGAATTGAATCACGTGATACCGCTGCTGATTTACCACACGCACTCGATAAGAGAATGTGCCTTGGCTTGTGTTGGTGTCGGTGTAAGTAAAAGATGAGTTCGTCACTTCGGTTCGGTTACAGACACGGCCACTGGGGTCATTAGATATTTCAGGCTCATGTAGCTCGCGGTATGTTAGTTCACCCGTGACTTCATGTGATTGGACTTGCGTCCATCCACCGCCACCTAAGGCGCGTTCAAGAATGATGGTGCAACTCGGCACAAAAGTTTCACCAGTTGGGCAATAACCGTCTTCTTGACTAAAACCACGCCAAGAAATGCCATAGTTCACTTGTTTGGGGTTGCCATTGGTGGTGAAAGGGCCGACGACGACAGAAGGGTTCTCTGTAAGCAGCGTGGTGTCACCACCATTAATTAGTTGCCCCGTTGTTACTGAGCCACCAAAGTATTCATTAGCATTTAAGTCACGCCAGCCCAAAGAAGCATTTTGTTTGGTTAAGGCGCCGTAGTCAGGCTCTCCATTTTGGTCGAGTATCGGGCTACCTTTCCATATCCACAAATTGTCTGGTCCAAACCCATCAGGATCCTTCACTTCCATAACGTTAGCACGAACGGTTACTTCCCGAGCTGCTCTAATAGTTCCCGTAAACTCTGTGTTTGCACCAATTTCTAACTTGCCAGTTATAGTATTGAGGTTAAAAAACACTACGCCTGCTTGACTGGCGAACTTAAGGTTGTCCATGTAAAGGTGAATTGATGAATTGTTGTTCCCGCCCTGAATACTTAAGCCTGTGAACTCTTCGTTTTCGTCTACCACGCCTAAGTAATAAGTACCGCCCAATTCGCCTAGTTGAGTCTCAAGTGCTTGCATGAAGTTGATGACTGATAGCTCTTCACCATCTTTGTTCACGACCTTTACTTCTTCAAACGACCGAACCAGAGGTGCACCGGCAATCCAATCGCCGTTCTCATCTTCATAGCCGATATTTACCTGCTTAAAGTCTGCAAATTGCGCCTCAACTGTCTTGGAGCCTACTTTCTGCTTTAGCCCAATTATCTCTGTGCTGTTGATTTGATTAGCGCTAACAGCTTCGGTTACGTTGTAAATAAGCTGCTGGTACTGGTCGCCCTGCTCACTGGTTTGGGTACTCCAATAAGACACATCATTAGTAATCGCTTCAATGTGATCACCCAGTGCTGCGGGTAAGCCAGGCCACTGCACCAAAGCAAAGGTTTCTGGCACAAAATCTTGCGCATCAATACCAATCAGGTTGGGAATAGTCACCGATAACCAATTAGGGTCTGCAGCTGTGTCGTTTACCAGTCGGTACCAAACCGTTACCGTGCCGTTGTGCGGCGTGTTGGTTATGGTAATTGTGAGGTTACGACCAGCATTAATGGCGGCGTCAAAGTTCTCTTGTGTACTACCTTCAAATGAGTACTTCCATTCGTAGGTTGCTCGGCCATTCGGTGGAGTTGGGCCATTCACTATTACGCGCCCTGGCAAAATATTAATGCCAATGTCATCGGTCGGGGTTGATGTCGCTCCTACGTTAAACGCCCTTTGTGTAGCCACACTGTTTTTTTCAAAGCGGTTCTGAGCAGAAATTGCAACGCTGTAGTCGCCCAATGCTAAATTGTTAATATCCAATGCAGGTTGCGTCGGGTAATAGACCTGGCTAAAACTATCTGCAGGTTGTTTGGTTATTAGCACCACGTAACGGCGAACACTATCCGGTGCACCGTGCTCCCACGTTAGTAGACCTTGCCGCCATGCATCGTTTGGCGTTGGCGAATAATTAATATTCTGTGGCGCTGACACGTACGTATTGTCTATGTCAGTGTTTGGCGTTAGGTCGCGCTCTGAAGGTATAACGCTATCGGTATAAATCTCTGCAGTTGTTTCTTGTAGAACCAATGTCCAAGTAAATGATTCAGTGTCAAAGTCGAAGTCGATAACTTCGTATTCTTTACCGATAATATTGTGCTCTTTGAACTCAATGTTCACCACTTTGCCAGGCGAACACTTAATTCCTTTCCAGCCAACCACGACCTTAAGCGTATCACCCGCGGCTAACCGTTCCATGTAGACTCGATTTAAGCGCTGGCACATGGTGTCAGAATTGGTGAATGCCAATTGTCTTGCATGCTGAAGATATTTTTTATCGCGTGTATCACGGTAATATTCACTGAAGATTTCAGTGCTATTCGTTTCTTGATAAAAGGAATCAGGGTCGATGAATTTGGCAACAACAGCATTGCAGCGGTCTTCGAGTGGTGTGTATGGCTGACGGTCTACGTCTGCCTTTAAATCATCTTCCGTTAGTGTAACGGTTGCAGGGCCTCGGTAAGCCGCAGTTAGAATCCAATACTTACCGCCAGCTTCAACCCAGCGCCCACCGCAGCTTTTAAGTAGCTCGTCCTCAACAATCCGTTGTCCTTGTGAAAGGTCTATTACACCGTTACAAGTCCAGCGCTTTTCAGTGTGCGTGTCGCCGTTCTTATCTTCGAAGCTAATAACTTCATCGCATAAATTTGCCTCATAGGCCAGGTTAGACAAGTCAAACATTTCAATGGGTAATACTTCATCACCGCCAAAGCGCTTCCAGTACAAATTGATAAGAACAGGGTTTTCTGTCCATTCCCACGTACTTTGGTCATCGGCTCTATGGTCACCATTGCCACCTACGCTACTGTCTTTTCTTGGGTCGTAACACTTAATGCCGGCAACTAAGAATTTAACGTCCTGTACGCCGTTCGGGAAGATGTCAGGGTTCACTTCGTATTTGTGATAAGCGTACGTTATGCCGAAACCTATGCAGTCTTCATCTACATTGGTCATTTCTGTACGGGCAGTAGCGTTTGCTGTTGTTTGGTCACCTAGCGCCACTTGAATTCTGTAGCCGTTACCACTTAGTGAAGACGTGTCTTTTCCATCAAGCTGGTAAAGTTCTACGCTTTCACAAGGGTGTGCAGCTAATGGTGTGAAGAACAAGTTGTATTCTTTCTTATTAAGCGTGCGCTTTTGGTACTTAGTAATAGGCCCACTTGTCACTGTTTTGCCTACAATCATAAGTCTAGGGGCGTTGCTTTCTGTTCTTAGGTCTTGGTGGCCTGTCCCCAACGAACTCATGTCTGGCATTTCTGGCTGAAGCAGTGAGCCAAACACACCGCTAATCAACCCAAAGGCAAATTTCAAACCGCCGCCGACTAAGCCAACCAATGCGCCACCAACGGCCTCAACCGCTTTACCCACTAGCCAACCCTCCAAACTTTTTTAATTAAAAGTGGAGAGAATGTTTCTATCCCATATTCGCCCGGGGCGAGTACTTCACCAAACATAACGCCTGCTATGTCTCTGCCGTCATTTTCAAATAAAACAACATCACCGCGACGCACTTCTAGCCTTGAAGCGGTCGAACCAAATGCGTGGGTTAGTACCGCTTCTACACTATCGAAGCCCTGCTTTTTCAATTGTTTCATAGCGCCAAGTTCGCTCTTGTATTTGCCGCGAAACGTAGCTGCAGGATCAACACCTGTAATAGCAAGCGCCATATCAGCCACAAACAAACAGCAGTCATTCACCCCCCACTCAAAGGGCGTGTGCTTTTTACTTTTTACAAAATCTGTCAGGCGAACTGTCCAGTCAGTGTGTCTTATCATCGCTGCCTCGTTGTTGTTGTACCGCCACCTCTACCACCGCGGCCACCACTACTCACGGCGTTACTTCCGCTGTAACTACTTAGCGGCCCTTTAGCGACGGCTTCGACGTCATCCAAAAAACTGTCAGTTGGATAAATTGCACGCTGACTCGCTGCGCTGTACGTGGTGTAGCGTTTTGGTTGGCTCCATCGATGGGTGTAGCTAACACATTCGACAGAAATAGTCGGTGGAGCGCTGTACTTGGCAGGGGTGTTGTTAACGATGCCGAGATAGATAAGCTGCTTTGCAACCAGCTGCTGGTCGTCATTAAAGACGCCAAGGTACAAGCGTACTTCGCCGCCTGCTGCATCATCTTTAAGCGCCTCAGCAAGTACCGACGTATCAGGGGTTATCAGGGTTAGCGTTACTCGAGGAGCGCTACCCTCTTTAATTACACTTACCATTCCATTGTTAGCTACGCCCCAATAGGTTTCGCCGTCTGATTTGATTGGGCCTGCACCATTGTGAAACCGCGCCATGCCAGCAGGCCATTCGATAGTACCCATAATGCAGGCGCACTTTTCAGACTGGCTAATAATGGCTTCAACTTGCGGTTCTAAGTGATAGGTCATGCGCGAATACTCGTGTAACCGCTGATAGAAAAATCATTCAGCACCAGTTTTCGTTGCGCAAAGCTCGGCCCCTGCTGGTTGTCAGGCAGCATCATTTTATTCATTGGGTCGTTAACGACTAAACCTGTGCCGCTTATCGGAATACTTAGCAGTTGAGGTCTAAAGCGAAGCGTACATTCACCGATGTTGTCGGCAACGGCATCTTCTAAAAGTTTGTATAGATAGTTGTCTAGCTGGAAACGATCGCCAGCTGGCGCTATCAATGTGTTAGGAATGGCGTTCTTAATTTTTAATACCGTGCCTGATTGGTCGTTTCCATCAACCACGATGTTACCTGCCCAATCACCTAACTGAGTATGGGTACTATCCCACATCATAAATTCGCCGCGGCTACCGTCTAGAGCGTCTATGAAGTTTGAAAGCTCTCGCCCTTGTGCATAACGAACCTTCGACCATGAACCGCTAAAGGTCCAATAAGCACCAGGGCGCGTCCACACTTCAGAGGTTCGCCCAGGGCCAGTCGATACACTTGAATTGGGTACAATTTTAAATTGTAGAGATGAAGGCAAAATATGCCGAGGAAAAATAGGTAAACTCATCGCGATGCCCTATATCCTGAATACACTGGTCCCGTCCCCGTCTTAAATTGCTGACCGACTTTCGCTAGTGTTTCT